TGGTCTATCATGGAATACAGCTCTTTTTTCATCATAGTGTCTACGATAATTACGAAGAGCATCTAAACCTTGTTTTGCTTTTGGGTCAAACCAACATCTAGGAATTATTCTTCTTACTGCTTGTATGCCATCAGCAACATTGAGGCGAGGAGCAGTCACAATATTGAGACCTGCATCTTCTAAAGTTTCCCTACGAGATTTGCCTGTGCCTAATTCTCTTACCTCCACGTCATGTGGAAGTATGTGAGTAAAGTGTGCATAGTCGTTATCTCTTAACCATGACACATAGTAATCTAATCCTTGACCATGATTTTCCATATAATCAATAAGTCTTATTTCTTTGCCTGTAAGTTGGGCTACCCAGATAGCTGTAGAGTCAGACATACCCAAGTCCCATGCTGTGTAATTACGACACAAATCATCACGAGGTATTTCCGTCATGTGTGCTTTTTCTTCTATTTCATTTATAAGTTTAGAGTAGTAAGAGCCTTCTACAGGAGAGTTAAAATTACACTCAAACTCTTGCATAAACTTATCTTCACCCATTTCAAGGCGGGCTGCTGTTAATTCTTGTTCGTTTAGTAGTTTAGTATCTGAAGATTTAAACTCTAATAGTTTCCATCCTTGTCCTTCAGCGGCTCTATCTCGCAACCCTCTAAAGTGATTGTTGCCTTTGGGCGTACCCATAGCAACGCAGAAACCTAGTCGGTCTGTCAACGCAGGTCGGATAATGTCACTGAAGACAGATGGATTGATATTACCTACTTCGTCTATCACTGCACCATCGAGGTAAATACCACGAAGTGAGTCAGGGTTATCTGCACCATAAAGTGAGATACGTCTCCCCATAAAGTCTACACGAAGTTCAGCAATGTTTACTTTAGCACCTAGAGGTCTTGTATAGTTTACAAGATAGTCCCATGCAATACGTTTAGATTGATTATATGTAGGGGCTACATATGCGTATCTAGGTTCTTTTTTTGTACAGGTAAGTGCACTATGTATAAGTTGATTAATAGCAGATACAGTCTTGCCCATACGTCTGTGTGCTACAACTACCACAAACCTATGATCTTTGACTGCATTGTGTATCAGTTTTTGGGGGACTCGTGGTCTATACCCAGTATCTAAAGTTTTTTGCGACTCCATATAGGGTCATCGCCTCCTAGTTGTTAAATTACCACTTTACTTTGTTAGCCCAGTATGCGGCAGACATCTTACCTTTTGCTATGTTTTTAGCGTGTCTTGCTTTAAAAGATTTTGCTCTATCTGTATTTGTTTTGTCACCACTTACACCTTTTTGTCCAAAGCGTATAAGCTTTTCTTTGTCGCCAGATTTAGCTAATACAGCGTGTGATTTAGTAGGGTGGCTAGGCGTGGCTTTAGGTTTGTTATAACCAGAGAACGTTTCCTTACCCTTTTTAATCATTTCTTTTTAGCAGTCTTCGCAGACTCTTTAAAAGCTTTAGCTGTAGGTGCACCTTTAGATCCTACCTTACGCATCTTCTCGCCAGAACCTTGAGCTATACGTTTTTTCTTTGCTGCGATGTTGGCATAAAGTCCAGTTTTAGTAGCCACTTTTCATTCCTTTTTTAGCTGGTTTAGCTGTTACTTTTTTACCTGATTTTTTAGCGTATTCTTTAGCTTCTTTCTTACCTTTTTCTGTGTAAGCAAATTTCTTTTTTCCGACCATTGGCATAACTTTCCCCTTATCTAGATAACATTCTAATGAGTGAATTCAAATCCATAGGAGGTTGTCTGACAGACATACCACCGCCTTGTGGTGCTACGTTAGTCATCGTATTTCCTAGTGGATTTGTTTGTTGGTAGTACGGTACTGCTTGTGGATTAGACATAAAAGCATTTTGTCTAGAGAACTCATCCATTTGTTGTTGCATCATAATCTGCTTTAATCTTGCAGCATCAGCTTCTGACATTGGTGGTAGTTGTTCTACATTTGATGGCATTGATTGTCTTAATTGCTCTATCAATTCTCGTAAGTCCATAAAAATATCCTATAAAAAATTTGGGTACTGCCGTTTTAAAAAACCTATAAAAACCTTTTCTGTACAAAAAGGGGGTGGGGGTTAGTCTATTCCTGTTACAATCTTAACTTCTACAGGTGTTCCATCAGGGTTACCACTAATTTCATGCTGTGATGTTTCTTTCCACTTGGCACGAGACTTCAACCAGAAGATCATGGCTGTGGTGTTGCCTTCTTTAGCTTGTTTAAACAAAGTCTCTGCTACAGAAGCGTTAGCCTCTATACGACCTTTGTCAAGCTCTTCTTTATAATACTTGACAAGTGTATCGTGTGAGATGGATAGTACTGATGCTATATCTTCGTGGCGTGTTCCTACTGTACTTAATATATATACTCTATTTCGGGTGTCCGCATTTGGAAGGTGCGGGGGTCTTCCCTTTCCTGCCTTGTTTTCTTCCTTATCTATCGTGTCAATAGGTAAAGCGTCTACAGATATTAAGGCTTGCTTATCGTCTACCATATTATTGACCGCATTGTCAACAGGGTTATTATCTATATCATTCATTACTATGTATTCCTTATATATATGCTTGACTTAATAGTCATTAACAATTCATTTACAATTAATTACAATCTTTTACAATAATAATACTTGACAAGTTATTTAATGGGGATATTATTACATTGTCAATCTTGACAAAACTTAAGGAGACTTACATGAAAGTATCTAATATCGTAAACAATAGAGGCAACATCGTTGCAAACCAATTCATTATTCATAATGACAAGGCAACTTACTTCCAATCCTATAAATCAATCATTGTAAAGATAGAAGACGGGAAAACAATCCTTGACCCTGTTTATTGGAACTATTCTAGAACTACCAGTAAGCATAGATCTACATTTTTAAATGAATCTACCAAAGAGACAGAAAAGAAGATTAAAGAAGGCGTTTACATTCTAGCTAACTTAAACTAGTATAGATGTTATAGGGGGAATTTTAACTGATTCCCTTTTATAACTACGATTAAATAAGACTTGACAACTTTATAAACTTATATATCATTACTTATACATAACAGGAGATAACATTATGAAACTATCCATAACAGAACTTAAAGAGATTAAACAACAGCTTGACAAAGGCTTGACTTTATGTTTACCTCAATCTATATCATTAAAGCAATACGATAGCATTATTAAACAAATTGACAATTATATTAAAAAGGAGATATAACCATGCTTACAAATTACAGGCAACATCTTATTAATGTTTATTTAAACTGGGTCAATAACTACTTGACAATAGATAAATATGCAGAACATAATGGACTGACAATTAATCAGGCTCAAACGCTTATAGACTTATCCAAAGAAGTTTTTAACCATCAACATATGGAGGCTTAATTATGACTACAATAGAATCATTACACAAAGAGATTGACAACATAGAATATATGCTTACAATCTGTAATAGTTTAGCTTATAGAGACTATAAAGAACTATTAAACGATAAATACAATGAGCTTTTAGAACTAACCCTTTTACATAGCTTTAAATCTATCAATAAGGAGATAATGCAATGAATAACTTACTTCAAAACTTTTTTATCTTATTAATGGGTTTTATTACCTTTTATATGTTTTTACTATTAATGTTATCTTACTAGGAGGCTTGACAATGAATCATACAGAACTATTTAAACTACCCTATAAAGACGTTATAGATCGTCTTCACAATAATCAATTATCTATTAAAGACATTAAAGCATTATTAAAATATTATTCTAGCGTCTCAATGGGTGTAAGAGACATTGTATTTATCTATAAACTAGAAGATTTTTTATCACACTTAAGGAGACAAAACCATGACTTACTCAATTAATCTTGATTCAACTAACTTTGAAACGTTTGACATGCTTTATAAACTTGACAAAAAAAATATAAATAGCAATAAATATTTAGGGCTTGCTTATTTTTGGGATTGTGATATAAAGCATGAAATGAGGTGTATTAATAGCCCTCATTTAATGAAACAATTACATAATCAATTTATAAAGCAAGGAGTTCCCTTTGATAGTGAGAATCAATGCTTTATCACTAATCAAATAGCACTTGATATTATTAAGAATAGTAAGTTATTACAAAAACGCATTAAAAAATGCTTTAATTAAGGAGAATAACATGCAAATAGAACTAGACTATATTACAGAGGCTCTACACGCTATCGACCTCAATTTAGAAGATGTCAATAGAGGCATTACACCTAGCGGTTATCTTACAATTAATCAGTATTTAGATGATATGCGATATCAGTTATCAGAACTTAATACTGAAATTTCTAATTTGGAAGTTTAATTATGAGTGATATTCAATATAAATACAAATGTAGTGATATTGATAACCCTGATAATCATTATCATTATGGCATCGAATACTCTTCTGATTTAGAGGGTGTCTTTATAGACCATATAGAATGGTATTTATCAGAAGAAGAACGAGACAAAAATTTTAATAATAGTGAAGCAATTGACGCTAACAAGATCATGGAGACCTTATTATGAATAATTATTCTTATTCTTATGATTCAGACACTAATCATTTCATGTTGTTTGTAGATGATCGTTTAGTATATGATATGTCTTATTGCGACCCTATGACCGATAACGAAGCCGAAGAGTTAGCTTTAGAGTTATTTATAGACTACAAGGAGAACCTATAATGACCATTAACATTTTAGAACTAGATCAAGTATGCAATATCACTCAAGAAGTGTATTTTGAGATTGTAGACCATTTTGGAATTGCTAAAAAATGTATTGAGCATGATCCTGACATTCAAGATGGCACTCGCAATACTGAATACGGCGAGGAACTCTATAATCTTATTGAGTATGCCGTTAAAAACGCTATTGACTATCAAGGAGACTAAAATGTACGTCTTAAACAC